GCCTACGGTAACGGCACAGGAACACAAAGTAACGGTTTCTCACGGCAAGCCGATATTCTATGATCCGCCCGAAGTCAGATCGGCGAAGGCTAAACTGACAGCGTACCTTTCTCAGCATAAACCCGACAAACCGTATAAAAAGGGGGTAAGGCTGACGACAAAGTGGCTGTTCCCGAAAGAACAGCACAAAGACGGAGAGTATCGTATAACGAAGCCAGATACCGACAATCTTCAGAAAATGCTGAAGGACTGCATGACTGTTTGCGGTTTCTGGACTGACGATGCGCTTGTCGCAAGCGAGATATGCGAAAAGTTCTGGGCGGCAAATCCCGGAATATATATCAAGGTCGAGGTGCTGAAATGACGATAGACGAAGTTCAGCAGGCTATGATAAGTGGTCAGACCGTAAGGCATACACACGGAGGAATAACCGCCGAATACACAATAAGCGGTGTTATATCCCGTTACAGCAAGATAAGGGGCTGGTATTATGTGCTTGAGCTTAAAGACAGAAAAGCGGACAGCTTGTCTGTCGTGAATATGGAGGAGGTTGAAAATGAAAGAATATATTAAGCGTGAAGTATTGTCAAAAATTATGAACGATATAGCAGGAGATGAAACTTGCCCTATGAACATTGCGGCAGATATTTATTATGCTGTAGATTGCATACCTGCGGCTGATGTCGAGCCAGTAAGGCACGGAAGTTGGGAAGTAGGGTATTTTCACGACCGAGTGTGTAGCTGTTGCACGCACCCCGACAATGACCTTGATGATTATCCACATCTGTACTGCCCTAACTGCGGAGCAAAGATGGATAAAAAAGACGGACAAAGGAGATAAATAATGACTAAACGCAAACCCGCAACCGAAACCTGCCTGTTCTGTGGGCGTAAAATTCCTGACAGAAGCAACGCAGATACAATCAGAGAGTTTGTCTGCCGTTTTCAGCAGACGGCAAGTGAATCGACAACGACATTACTTGGCAATCGCATTGTAACTTACAGAATATCGCCAGAGGAGCTTGAGGAACTTATGGATAATATGATAGCGGAGGTAATTGGAGAAGATAGCATGATGAAAGCTTGGCTTGCAAAAGAAACTGTTAATTTTAGGGCAACAGTCGTCTTTGCTGAAACACGAGGCAAAGCAAAATCAGCCGCATTAATTACCGATTGCTGTGAAGGTGCAAATTTCTGCGATATTGAAGTAAGACGAGTACCGCAAATGGACAAGTATTACGTCGAAGGTAAAACAAAAATGGACTGGTCAGATCCGAAAGACAGAGTTGCTTTAGTAAAAGAGTGCAGTTTTTGTTGTAGACATCCGATAGCAGAAGATTGCAAAGGCTGTTCTGCAAAAGAGTTTTGCGATGAGGCAGTGCAGAAAGAGGAGCACCTCAATGACCGCTAAAGAATACCTATCACGCTATCACCTTATCAACATACGCATAAATCAAAAGATAGAACAGCAACGACAGTTCAGAGAGCTTGCAACGAACATATCGCCGTCATCGGGCGGAGGACACAGCAGCGGGGTATCGGACAAGGTTGGTATGGCTGTTGCAAAAATCGCAACGCTGGAGCAAGAGATAAACGCAGAAATAGACGAACTTATCCGTGTCAAGGCTGAGATAGAGCATACTATATCGGCAGTGACTGACGAGCGGTTAAGACTGATACTGATAGCACGGTACATAAACTGTAAGACATTTGAGTATATTGCCTGTGAGATGCACTACTCGTATAAGCAGATATGCCGACTTCACGGTAAAGCACTTCTGAGAGTGCAAAATGTCCTTGAATGTCCTATTGCATCTGTGGTATGATTACGATAGAAAAGAAGCGAAAGCGTAGTGACCGAGGAGCGGCTAATAAGCCGCCAGGTCACCTTTTCTATCAATTATGCGTACAAGAGTTATCCATTGGACCTCCTTTTTCTTAGTCGAGCCGTCCGCTCTTCTGATTCTTTCGTGCGGACGGTGAGAATATTTCAAGCACTCTGCAAAGGGTGCTTTTCTTATATCTTAAATTTATGTTAAAAGCTTGTTCGAGATGTGGCAAGATCCACAAGCCCGGAGAATGCACAGCCGGGATAAAATACACACAGAAGATACGGGACAGCGAAGCCGACAGGTTTCGTAACCGCAAGATATGGCGCAGAAAAGCCGATGAAATACTTGAGCGTGACGGTCACTGCTGCAGGGTGTGCCTGTCGGCAGGCGTTATCAACAGCACGGACCTGTCTGTGCATCATATTGTACCGCTAAAGGTCGATTATGACCGCAGGCTTGATAACGATAACCTTATAACGCTGTGCCGCTATCATCACGAGGCGGCGGAACGTGGGCGTATCAGCAGGCAGGAACTGGCAACTATGACTTGTACCGTCGATTTTTCACACCACAACATATAGTGGTATAATGCTATGCACCACAATATATGGTGTACCCCCCTACCCTTGCGATTTTTGAAGGGTTTCGGTCTGACATCTGACCGCCACCTCTTTACACGATATATTCCCGATATGACTTTGAGAGGAGTGAGTATATGCCCAGAGGAGCAAAAACGATAGACAACTGTGCAGGACACAGGACAAAGAAAGAAAAAGAAGCCCGTGAGAAAGCTGAAGCGGCTATGCTCACAGGGCAGAGGTGCTTCGAGCGTGACTGTGTAAAGGCTGATCCGGTAGCGCACAAGGAGTACCTGCGACTGACAAAGTTGCTAAGCACGATACAGAAAAACGATGCACTGTACGGAGCAAGCATTAATCGATACTGCGAGCTGTACAGCGAAGTAAACGCTGTCAAAGCGGATGCAGTAACGCAAAGAGCGGTGCTGTCGAAGATTGAGATAGCTTTTAATAATTTATCGGACGAGGAAATAACAAGCGATGAGCTGATGAAGTTTACAAAGCTGATGACCGGAGCTCTTGCAAAGATAGCCGACCTTGACAAGATAATAATGCAGAAACGAAAAATGATGAGCGACATTGAAAAGGAAAACGGTTGGACAGTGCTTTCCGCTATCAGAGCAATACCGAAGCAGGCGGAAAATTCCGAAGATGACGCTTTAATGAAGATATTACAGGGAGGCAAGAATAATGGGGCTGTTTGATAAGATATTCAGGCGTGACACTGAAGGCACGGATATTGAAGTGGCTTTCGGGCTAAAGCAGATAAGCAATATAACGAGAGAACAGGCGCTTGAAATCCCTGCGGTTTCAGCGGCTGTTAATTTTATAGCCGGCACAATAGCAAGCCTGCCGATAAGGCTGTACAACAGCAATGACGAAGTTCAGACAGCGGCGGAAATCACTGAGGATAACCGCCTGTATCTGCTGAACGAAGAATCGGGCGATACTCTGAACCCGACAGAAATAAAGCGTGCGGTTATCCGTGATATGCTCCTTGACGGAACGGGATATATACACATAGAGCGGAGCGGAAACGAGGTTTTGGCTCTCAGATATGTCCGTGACAGTGCTGTAAGTGTGGAGAAAAATTCTGACGCTATTTATAAGACGCTCCGTATGCTTGTTGATGGCAGAGTGTACAATCCGTGGGATTTTGTCATTCTCAGCCGTAACAGCGTTGACGGAGGAAAGGGAGTAAGCATACTTGCCGAAAATCCCACGCTTTTGACATCAAGCTATATGCTGTTACAGCTTGAAAAGTCGATGAGCCGCAGAGGCGGTAACAAGAAGGGCTTTCTGCGCACAGAGCACAGAGTAGACGAGCCAGCGTTGCAGGCTATACGGGAAGCATGGAGAAAGCTTTATAGCAACAACGGTGACGGTATGATGATACTGCAGAACGGGCTCGACTTCAAGGAAAGCAGCTCCACCGCCGTTGAGATGCAGTTAAATCAGAACAAGGTGACAAATGCAGAGCAGATAGCAATGCTATTTGGCTTATCTCCCGATGTGCTGTCGGGCAGAGCCGATGACAGAACGTATATCAACAGCATAAGGACAGCCGTACTGCCTGTTGTTTCTGCGCTTGAAATGGCGCTTAACAGGGCGTTATTGCTTGAGAAAGAAAAGCATAGTAAGTATTTTGTCATAGATACTTCTGAACTGCTCAAGGCTGATATTCTGACACGCTATCAGGCGTATCAGATAGGTCTTGCAGCAAACTTCTTACAGCCGGACGAAATACGCTTCAAGGAAAACCTTGCGCCGCTCGGACTTGACTTTATCAAGCTCGGCCTTAACGATGTGCTTTATGATCCGAAAACAAAGCAGATATACACGCCGAATACCGACAGCCACGCTAAAATTGATGATGCGGGCTTGCAAAGCGGCGATGAGGGTGATATAATAGCAGAAAAGAGAGAAAACCCTTATCACGCCAAAGACGGTAAGTTTACGAATGCGCCGGGCGGGAAAATTAAATCCGTTACGGTCAGCGATGACGGCATAGTGACTACGGTTTATGAAGCACAGGCTAAAACAAAGTATGCACCATCGCCACAGAAAAATCACAGCGGTATACAGGTAAAGCCAAAGACTTATACAAAGCTGCGCGGAGAGTTTAATACCATTTATCCGGGTAGCAAAAAAGGAGAAAGTGGATATATAAGTAAAGGCAAGTATCGTTATAAAGTAGAATCAGACGGAGAGGGCGGCATAATTATACGAAAGAAATGGAGGCAGAATTAGTTATGAAAAAAGAAGAACTGTACGGAAAATATCAATCAGAATATCAAAAACGTATTATAGAACGTTTTGCGGATACAATTCCTGAATATATATACCCGCCAAACGATGACGTTTCACGTAAAAATTATGATGTATATATGAGTTTTATCTGCCTTCTTGAAGCCCCAGAGCAATATCAGACGGCAGATAAAGTCATAGATTATTTAGAAAAAAATCCGAAAGCAACAGTCGAAGATACGTGCAAGTATTTTGACGAGATAACACCGGACGGTTTACCGCCCTGCGCTTCTGAATGGGAAGATGACGAGGACGAAGAATGAAATTGAATATGACGGCCGCTCTTAACAAGGGCGGTTTTCTTATGCCCTCGTGCAATCGATTGCACTTGACTTGAACACAAACTTTGCAAAAACAGCCGTTTTTTGTGAAGTTCGGCGCAGATCAGAACCAAACTTAATAATTTTACCGCTCTTAAAAAGGGCGGTATTTTTATACCCACAACACAGAAAGGAGTGATAAAAATGAAAATCGAAATCCGCTCCGCTGATCTTATGCACATCAGCGGATATGTAAACGCTGTCGAGCGTGACAGCAAGCAGCTGCCTGCGTCAATGGCACCTGGTATGACAACGCCGTTTGTCGAACGTATCGTAAGCGGTACGTTTGCAAAAAGCCTTAAAGATCATCCAAAGGTCGAGCTGAGGTTCAATCACAGCAAGGTGCTTGACACTACAGACGGAACGCTTAAACTGCGTGAGGACAGCATAGGACTTCACGCAGAAGCCGACATCACCGACAGAGAAGTGATTGCAGAGGCGAGAGCAGGACATCTGACAGGGTGGAGCTTCGGTTTTTCGGGAGCGCAGGCGCACCTTGAGCCGTGTGACGAGGGTGTACAGCGCAGAATGATTACGGGATTGACACTGCACGAGGTATCAATTCTCAACCGCAATCCCGCATATATCGCCACGTCAATAGAAACAAGAGGCGAGGAAACGACCGTGACGGAACAGCGCAGTGCCGGAAACGATACGGTCGAGGTAACAGGTGAAATCCGGGAGTTTATCCCCGATTACAACAAGGAAATAGAAATTTTACAGCTTATGTCGGATTACTTCGACGGAAAGGAAACAGTATGAATTTAAAAGCACTCATCGAAAAGAGAAATGCTCTTATCGCCGATATGAAGTCACTCTGCGATAAGGCTACAGCAGAAACAAGAGCGATGACAACAGAGGAGCAGACAGACTATGACGCTAAGAAGTCGGAAGTCGAGGCACTGAACAAGACAATCCGCTCAATCGAGGAGCAGAACGCTCTTAATCTGAACTCTGCAAAGTCAGACGGCACAGCAACCGACAAGGAACAGGCAGAAACAAGAGCCTTCGAAAACTATCTGCGCACAGGTCAGATAGTCGAAACAAGAGATGATGTCAATCTGACAAAGGGCGATAACGGCGCAGTTATCCCTACGACTATCGCAAATAAGATAATCCGTAAGGTTATCGACATCTGCCCTATCTATCAGATGGCAACAAGATACACGCTCGGCGGTACGCTCTCGATTCCCTACTATGACGAAGAAACGCAGGCTATCTCAATGGCGTATGCTACAGAGTTTACGGACCTTGCAAGCACATCGGGTAAGTTCTTAAGCATCGAACTCAAGGGCTATCTTGCAGGCGCACTCTCAAAGGTTTCAAGAAGCCTTATCAACAACTCGCAGTTTGACATCGTTTCTTACGTTATAAACGAGGTTTCAATTGCAGCGGCAAAGTGGATCGAAAACCAGCTTATCAACGGCACAGCAAGCAAGATAGACGGTCTTGCCGCAGGTGTTACACAGGTGGTAACGACTGCATCGGCGACAGCTATCACGGCAGATGAGCTTATCGATCTGCAGGAAACGATCCCCGACGTATATCAGGATAACGCCTGCTGGATCATGAACAAGGCTACAAGAACCGCTATAAGAAAGCTCAAGGACAACGAGGGCAGATATATTCTCAATCCCGATGCAACGGCAAAGTGGGGCTATACGCTTTTCGGCAAGCCCGTATACACAACCGACAGCGTATCGGCTATTGCTTCCGAAAAGACAGCTATCTACTACGGCGATATGAGCGGCCTTGCAGTTAAGACCTCCGAGGACGTGTCTATCCAGATACTCAACGAAAAGTACGCAACACAGCACGCTGTCGGCGTTATCGCATGGGTGGAGATTGACGCAAAGGTCGAGAATGCTCAGAAGATAGCCGCACTTAAAATGAAGAAGGCAGGAGGCTAATAACCTATGACAGTAAAGGCAACGACCAACTTTTCAGGCACCGTCAGTATGGCAAAGGGCGAGGAGCGTGAGATCCCTGCCGGTCCTGTGCTGAACGACCTGCTCTCCTGCGGGTACATAGTGCCTGTAGACAAGGAGGAGAAAAGTGAAGCTAAGCGAGGTAACAAGCGCAAAGATTAAGGCATTCTGCGGTGTCAGCGATGACGAGGACGGAATGCTTGAAATCTGTGCCGGAGCGGCGAAATCCTATATCAAGGGCTATACGGGGCTTGACGATGCGAAAATAGACGAATACGAAGACATCACGGTGGCTTACTTAGTGCTTATAAACGATATGTATTCCTCCCGTGACTTCTCGTCCGACAGAGCGTCACAGAACCCCGTGACCGCTCAGATACTCGCCCTGCACAGCGTAAATCTGTTGAACGGAGTGAATGAGAATGACATTTAACAGAAAAATCACGCTCATATCCTCCGAGCAGAAAAACGGCTCGCAGGGCAAAGCGGACAGGGCGGTAAAGACCGTATACGCAAAGGTTTCCGAGCCTGGCGTAACGGCAAAATATGCCGCCGAAACGGCAGGATACAAGTCGGAACTTACGGTGTATATGTGGAGACGTGAATACAGCGGTCAGTCTGTCGTACAGATTGACGGCAAGCGGTATCACGTTGAAACAACCGGAGCGGCCGACAGCGACCTGCATATAAAGCTGATACTGGCGAGAGGAGGCTGACAATGATAACAGAAAAGATTGATTCGGCACTCTCGGCGGTATTTGAGCATTTTTACAGCTATATGCCTGAGTTTGAGGACGGCGAAGAGCCGGAGAAGTATGCGGTGTACAATTTATCGTACAGAGATACGTTCTTCAGCTCCGGCAGGGCAAATATACGGCAGTATGCGTTGTCTGTGAGCGTATTTTCGCCACAGGCAGACATTGAGCTGTATGACAAAACGCAGACGGCGATAGAGAATGTAGGCGGTATATTTACCGGCACTACCGATTTATCGCAATTTGATGTTTATCCCAACAGAAAAATTTTAGTCATGGAGTTTACGCTCTATGAGGAAAGGACATAACTATGGCAAAAGTAACACAGGGTACAGATCGCAAGTCTGCTGTATGCACCAAGCGTTTTGCGTATGCGCCGCTGACAACGGATAACGCCAATACACTGGCATACGGTGATGTGACCGAGATTAAGGACATACTCATCACAACAAAGTATACGCCTAAAATGAACAGCGCATCGCAGTATGCAAGCGGCGTTGAGGTTGACAGCTATGTAGCTAAGGCAGGCGGTACGCTTGACGTAACAATTGTGAACACAAACTCCGCTGACGAGGTGGCGCTTTTCGGCGCAAAAGTAAATACGTCAACAGGCGTACTTGAAAGCGGTAAGGATGATGTTGTACCCGATGTAATGTGCATCTACAGCACTATGACATCAGACGGCAAGATAAACCTGTATAAGTTCCCCAAGTGCAAGTTCACTTCGCAGGGCGAGAACGTACAGACAACCGATGAGAACGGCGTAACATTCAATAGCCTTGCACTGCAGGCAAATTACAAGGCGCTTATCAACACAGGCGTTGATATGTACTGTGTAAAGGGTCTTGATCCCGTTACAGACAAGGCAAGCATTGACGCATGGTTTGCGACCGCTTCAGGCGTTATTGTTGCTGAAGTGTAAAAAAGTACAGATATGACGGGGCGGGAAACTGCCCCGAAAATTATCTACAGGTGAAAAATGGAGCTGATATTAAGATACATAGAACTGCTTGAATTATGCCGCAGCAACAGTTACGACCCGTTTCTTGTCGATATGGAGCTGAGGTGCCTTGAAGCGGTAGGGATACTGCTAAGGCATAATAAAAACCACGACCCTGTAACAGGTCGTTTTACATTCGGAAAGCAGTATATTGATGTTACAGAGGAATATAAAAATAGAGCCACTCCGGGAGAGGGCTCGCTGACATACGATGTTGGGTATAATCTTCGGACACATAAGGAAGAAATCGCTTTTGCACAGTGGTTACATAATAAAATGGGCGGAGATATACATTTGTTGAACGAGCAAAATCAAAACCATGTGAAAACACCCGATTATATATGGAATTCTAAACTTTGGGATTTGAAAAGTCTTTCGTCCGAAAAAGCCGCTAACAGCGCTTTGCGAAAAGGCATAAATCAAATATCGGGAAATCCCGGAGGAGTAATGCTTGACTGCAGAAAGTTTAACGTTGAAGAAAAAACGTTGCTCGGCATTATTGAAAAGCGAATGAAATGGCACAGAGATATAGAGGTAGATATAATGATTGTAAAATCTGAGAGCGATATAAGAGTAATCAGGTATAAGCAGATATAAAAAAGAGATGCCCCCCCGCCAAAATAGCAGAGGTTCATCTCTCATTCATAGACATTACATCTACTATCAATATTATATCTCAATACAGCAAAAATGTCAATAGTCATTTATAAGATTATAGGAGAAAATGCAATGTTCACAGAACTTTTAAACAAGAAAATTTACATCACAGATACTTTATATCTGCGATATGACATAAAAGCGTTTATAGAAGCGGAAGAAAAGGGCATCAGCCCGTTTGAACTGACATTTCCTCTGCCGCTTGACTACATCAGAGTTGGGCTCAGATGTTGCTTTGATGAACTGGGAGCCGACTCTGTAAAGCGTTCCGAGATAGTGGCATATATGATAAAGGAATTGTCGCAGGAATACCTGCAGGACAGGGTGCTTGCCGCTACGACCGCCGCACTTCCTGCGCCGATAGTGGGAAGTAAGCCGACAGAAGAAAAGCCCGACTTCAAGAAGCTCCGCAGTCTGTTTATAGATATTATGGGACGGACGGAGGAAGAATTCACATATTCCACGCTGTACGAAATAACGGACAGATGGAACGACTACGCAACGTTTATGGGGTACAAAGCCCCGACAGAGAGGTTTGTACAGTATGACGATTAAAGACAGCCGTGCGTACAAATACGCCGTGTGGGCGTCAACGGACAGCTCCGGTAAGGTCGGAAGATACGTCAGAAAGCAGTGCGCCGAATGGCTTAAAGCTGTCGATGACGGTTATGTAGATGTTCAGGAATGGAACAAGATAACCGCACTGCTAAAAGCCATACAGCACCCGGACTTAGGCCGTGATATGTACTCATCGCTTGAAGATTACAGCCTGCTTTTTATCTATGCGGTGCTTTGCACGAAAATAGACGGAAAGCTGTATTACAGCACGGGACTGCTCGAAATCGCCCGAAAGAACTACAAGACGTTCACAGCGGCGGTAATATTCATCATCGGTATGCTGACACTGCCACGCTTTTCCCGTCTGTTCTCTGTAGCTCCCGACCTTAAGTTGTCAAGCGAACTTAAGGTTGCTATCAAGAAAATCATAAAATCCTCTCCGCTGCTTGAAAAGCATTTCAAGGTTATGCGGTCTGAGATACGCTGTCTGATGTGTGATACGGAGTATACTCCGCTTGCGTACAGTAAGGATAAGCTGGACGGTAAGCTGGCACACTTGTTTCTTGCCGATGAGGTCGGAGCAATGGACGGCTATCCGGTTGAAGCAATGAGATCATCGCAGATTACGCTTAAGAGCAAGCTCGGAATACTTATTTCCACACAGTACCCGAATGATGATAACGGCTTGAAAGACGAAATCGACATAGCCAAGAAACAGCTTGACGGGGTGTACAGTTCCGGCAAGAAATATTTTGCACTGCTGTATGAGCCGGATATTGAGCTTGTACCCGACTGGAAGACGAACGACAGTGTGCTGTACCAGTCAAACCCTGTAGCTGTCGATAATGCGGACTTGTTTTCGGAACTGAAAGACAACCGCCAGCTTGCTGTGCTGTATGAAAACAAGCGTGAGAACTTCCTATGCAAGCACTGCAATATTCAGTATAAGGGCGTAGGCAGTGAAGGCTATGTTGACCTTATATCCGTGCAGAATTGCTCGCAGGATGTGCCTGATGAATTCTGGCGGGGTAAGATAGTCTATCTCGGACTTGACCTCTCACAGACTGAGGATAACACGGCGCTCGCTATGATATGCTATCACGAGGGCAAGATATATGTTAAGGTGGTAGCGTTTGTTCCTGCCGAAAAGGTAGAGGAAAAATCGGTAAAGGAACACGTCAATTACAAGACGCATATTGCAAACGGTGATTGCTTTGCGTGCGGCGATTATATCATAGATTACGGCTTTGTCGAGAATTACATACTGACACTGAAAGAAAAGTACGGCGTTATAATAGCCCAGCTCGGCTTCGACCGCTGGAATGCGCTCTCCACAGTGCAGAAGCTCGAAAGCGCAGATGATCCGATAGAGTGCGTAGAGATACGACAGCATTCAAGCGTACTCCATGCCCCGACAAAGTGGCTCAAAGAGCAGATACTCACAGGAAATGTCGTTTTCGCAAAGAATGAACTGCTTGAGATAAATTTCAGCAACGCCCGCTGTACAGAGGACACAAACCTGAACAAGTACGTTAATAAAAAGCGCTCTGCCGGTAAAGTCGATATGGTGGTGTCACTGATAAATGCGGTGTATCTGCTTCAGCAGGAGATACTCAACGGCGATTGCGGCGTGTTTGTGCAGTATTAGGAGAATATTATGGAAAGAATAAAGAAATTTTTGCTTGATCACGCAGAATTTATGATAGCAGGGGCTATAGTTATAGGAAAGCTGATAAAATGACACTGATACAAGGATATTTCGGCATAATCGAATTATGCCACAGTGACAGGTACGACCTGTTCCTCGCTGATACGGAGCTGAGGTGTCTTGATGAGATAGGGATACTGCTCAGATATAACCATAACCACGACCCGCATACAGGCAGATTTACAAGCGGTAATGGGGTTGACAACGGCAAAAAAGATGTTGACAAATTGACAGAGAGTAGTATAATAAATTATGCAAAAGCTACCGATGTTTTCGAGGTGTCCAATAATTCTGAAAATTCTAATTTTGAATTGCAGAATGTAGTAGATTTAATGGAAAAATCAAGTGTCGGTAGAGATGCTTTGACTAAATTATCAGAAAAAGGTGTTAAACCGATTTTCGATTATTCTGAAGTGCGTCATACTAACAGAGGAATGCAACAAGGAAATTCCATCAGATTATATGCTCGTAATATTGCAAATGAAAGAGTGGCTGCACAGACGGTGATACACGAAACTACGCATTTATATTATGGCATAGGTCAAAACCAATGGGCTGAAGCTGTTTGTTTTGCAAAAGAAAAAATGTTTATAACAGGTAGACCTTTAACAGTTGCAGAAAAACGATATATAGTAAAACTTGCCAAAGACAACTATCCCGAGTTTAAGTGGAAGAAAGGCGGATATATAAATGGAAAACGGTTATGAACTCATAGAACGATTAAGAAAAGGCGAAAAAATCAAGTGCACAGATTGCCAGAAAGGATATTATACCACTAATACAGAAGATGTTTCGACTGCTCGTGAATTTCGATGCAATAAATGCAATAGTGTGTTAAGAATATCACCAAACATTACAGTTGAGTGATTGCACTTGATTTTAACGTGCATGGTCAAAATATCACATTAAACAAATGGCTTAACAAAGCCAAATGCAACTTGCCCAAAACTGAATAAATCATCCACTCCGAAAGGGGTGGATTTTTTATACCCAAATTTCTGAAAGGAGCGATAAAATGTCCGATGATTTATTTACTCTTGATTTATCCGGAATGGACCTTAAAGATCTCATTCAAGTGGTAAACGAAATGGATAGCAAGCTGAACAGCAAGATCATCCCCGAAATTCTTGAAGAAGTCGGCGATGAACTGATAGACGAAGAACGGCGAATGCTGCAGGGCAGGTCGAATAAAGACGGATCTCCGACAAAGCTCAGCGGATTGCTGACGAAGCAGATAACAAAAACAGGCAAGCTGTACAAGGTAAAAGCCGGGTATGACACAGCTACAATTAAAGCACATCCTGAAAGCGTGATTATAGAGTTTGGCAGACCGGGTAAAAAGAGCCGCAAGAAAGGCGACAAGGATAAGCTTGGCAGAAAGATAGGCGCTGTGCAGGCATACTCGCACATCAGAGCGGCGCTTATATCAAAGAAGAAAGCAATCACGGAGCTTGCGGAAAACCGCTTCCGTGATGAAATAGAAGAACTGTGGGAAAAGGGAGGTAAAAAATAATGGCACAGGAACTTACTGCGAATTTCGGGGCAAACAGTACAAAATTTTCTAAGGGCGTACAGGAAATAAAAGCCCAGCTCACCGAGCTTAACAAAGCCCTTGAACTCAATAAGCAAGCCGTTGCAGACACAAACAAAAAAGCTAAGGAGTATGAAAAAGAACTCAATCAGCTGAAAACAGCCGAGAAAGAAAACGGCACAGCTACAAAAGAACAGAAAGCCCGGATGGCAGAGCTTGAAAAGGAGATTGACAAGGCACGCACCAGAGCCGCACAACTTAAAACCGAGCAGATCGATTTAAAAAACGGGCTTAAAGAAACCACAAGCGAGTTGAAAAAGCAGAAGTCAGGCGTTTCCGGTGTTTCCGATGAGATGAAAAAGATGAAAACGCTGATAACCGGCTTTATTGCGGCTTACGGCGGTAAAAAGCTTTATGAACTGCTGATAGGCTCGAATGACGAAATGGAGCAGTATACAACCTCGCTTGAAGTTATGCTCGGTTCTGCATCAAAAGCAACAGCAATGATAGAGAAAATGCGGGACTTTGCCGCAAAAACGCCGCTTACGCTTGAAAACGTAATCTCCGGCGGTTCGCTTCTGATGAGCTATGGCGTGGACGAAAGCAATCTTATCGATACTATGACAAAGCTCGGAGATCTCGCACGTGGTAATGCTGAAAAAATGGACAGAATAACACTTGCCTACGGTCAGATGCTTGCAAAGGGCAAGGTTACAGGCGAAGAACTTATGCAGATGGCGGAGGCAGGTGTACCGCTTCAGACAGCACTTGCCGAAAGCATAGGCGTGACAGGTGAAGAATTTTCCAAGATGGTTTCCGCAGGCAAGGTCGGCATAGACGATCTGAACAAGGCTATAACTGGGCTTACAACAGGCAACGGAAAGTTTGCGGGAATGATGGAAAAGCAGTCACAGACTATGCATGGTATGCTCAGTACCTTGCTGGATAACATATCCGAGTTCTTCCGCAAAATGGGCGAGGGTGCTTTCGGAGAAGTAAAGTCGGTATTGCAAGATGTCAGCGACCAGCTGGCAGAATGGGAGCAGGACGGAACGCTTGACGAGTGGGCGCAGAATTTAGGTGTATCGCTTAAAAATCTTGTTGCTTTTATGAAGCAGGCTATCTCTGTAGGTCTCGACTTCAAGGAAGCAATAATAGCGGGGGCTGTGGCTCTCGGTACGTTTAAGGTTGCTATAGGAATAGGTAATGTCATAAGTGCGACGGTAGCGTCAATACAGCACTTTACGAAAGCTACAAAGGCGGCAAGAGCGGCACAGGCAACATTTAACGCTGTCGGTGCGGCTAATCCGTATTTGTTTATGGCTTCGTTGTTAGCTACATTAGTGGTTGACACAATTGCGTTCACTTCCGCATCGGATGATGCAAAAAAGTCAATAGATGAATTGAAAGATTCGGCAAACGGAGCGAAAGACAAGGCAGATGAACTATCCGATGTACTTGAACGTTATAAGGCCATTAGTAATAACACAGGCACAGCGGCAGAGAAAACAGAGGAACTCCAGTCATTACAAAAACAGTTGAATGATACGTACAGCACTACAGCTGAAAAGCTTGATCTCGTAAACGGAAAATATGAGGCTAATATCGAAAAACTGCAAGAAGCAACAAGGCAGGAAAAAGAGTTAGCATTAGCAAAAGCACAATCGTATTATGATGAATTAACGTCCTCTGATGCAAATCGAAACTATGATGATGTTCATAGTGTAGATTCTGACGAGGATATGAGCGCCGTGAGCAAAATAACAATTGCCGCACACAAAGATCACGAAGGTACGGGCAGAGGAGCATATAAAACTTATCCGCTTTTTGGCGATGCTAATTTGTACGATCAAGTAACTGGAACTGCTCGTCAGCGAGCCGATTATTATAAAGATGTTGTAACAAGGCTTAAAGAAGTAAATCTCGAAGCAACGGAAGCCTATAAAAATTACAACGATTTATGGATTAAGTATGAAGATGAAGCACAGAAAATAGAAAAAGCCAAAGTTTCTGTTGACGAATTAACTGATTCAATCGAAAAATCATCAAAGAAAACCGAAGAAAACACCGAGACCAAAAACAACAACATAAAAACCACCGAAGAACTTGCCGACAGCACATCAACACTCATTAAGAATCTTAACGAGCTGGCTTCCGCCTACGCAGAGCAGGGGAAGAACGGCAATATATCCTATGACACTATGCTGAAGCTAATAGACGCAGGGTATACGCAGTGTGTCAGCCTTGACAACGAAACAGGCAAAATAAAGCTGAACACAGAAGCGTACAAAGAGCTTGCAAAGGCAAAGCTTGCTTCACAGATAGCAGAGTACGATGCAACAATCGGCACGTCCGACACACCAAATATTAACTCATACTACGATCAGCAGGAATGGGAAGCAAAAAAGGATCTAAGGCTCAAGCGTGATGCACTGAAGGCAATGTATGATAACTTCGATAACTATATGGAAGCAGGCAGTTTCAGCGGTTCGGGCAGTTCTTCATCATCAAGCAGTTCCGATAATGAATTCAAGAAGGCCTCTGAGGCATATAAGACCGAAGCAGATAAAAAAATCGCCCTCATAAAGCGTGAACTTGAAGCAAAGAAAGAGCTTCGTGATGCTACGATAAAAGCGATTGACGATGAAATCGAAGCCCGCAAGCGTCTGAATGAGGACAACGATCTTGAAAAGCAGATAAACGAAGTTAAAGCACAGCTTAAATACAGCCAGCTTGACGAATTCTCCCGTGAGCAGATGGAGAAAAAGTTACAGGGATTGTACGATGATAAGGCGGAAAAGGAATGGCAGAGAAATGCACAGGAGCGCAAAAATGCCGCAAACGCAAAGTATGAAAGCGAGCAGAAAAGCTACAACAATCAGATCAGCGCAATCAATGAGAGCCTGAAAACCGTACAGCAGATAATGTCGGCTATGGCCGATGGCTCAAAAACCGTTGAAAGCATAGTCAATAACGACAACACACGGAATAACACAGCGAATGTCAATCTTATCGGTACGGCTCTGACAATGGCTCAGATAACAAAGGCGGTCAAGGACGCACTGATGGACGATATTGTAATCAGATAGGAGAAAAGTATGGAGAAAATCACATTTTCAACCGTTCTCGGCACGGCGGTGACTATCGATGATGTTAATACATCATCCGACGCAGACGGATACATACCGCTCCACCTGCTTAGCTTTGAGGGAAATGCTCTCGGATATAAGCACGACAGCTCCGAGCGTGTAGGCTTTGACGGTGCGGGATTTTACGGCGCAAAAGCAAATGTCCGTACTATCACCGCAGAAATTGCTCTGCTTCCTCGCAACGGAAAGCCGGCTACAATGTACGAACTTCGCAGAAAGCTCATGCGGTACTTTCCCGCCGGTGTTGAAGGTACGCTGAAATACACGAACAGCGCCGGCAAGACATATCAGATTGAGGGCGTTGTCAGTGAGCTTCCTGCGGTAGAACGGCAGGCAGGTGTGCTGTGCACAGCGAAAATATCGATCCTGTCATACGTTCCGTTCTGGCGTGTAAAAGCGGCAGATGTGGAATTGTCGGCAGCTGCGGGAAAAACGCAGTCGGTAAATTTCACAGCGCAGACGGAGGATAAAGTGCCGGCTATGCTCAGCATAACGGCAACAGCTGCCATGACGGGTACCGATACGCATTCGGCAATAATTGCGCTTTCGGGGCGTGAAATGCCTGTGTCGTACAACAGCATGAGCGTCTACGGCAAAGAGCCACAGGGGACATACAAAAGCGCCACAGGAGAGCTTCAGCTGACAAAATACCTGAGCACAAGTGATGTGATAAACATCGACTGGGGACTGCTTGGCAAGGTGTATATACCGTATTCGCAACGTTCCGGTATCGACCTGATAAAGTCAACATCGCAGTATATCTATCCTGGCAATAACAATTTATCGGTAAAGAACATTGCAACAGCAGGCACGATAAAAGCAAAGCTGGTGCGTTTTGATTATGTAAGGAGCATCTGATGATAGTTAGAGTATACGATTTTTTATCGGTAAAGAAGCCAAAATTCTCGCAGAATCTCGTCGGTATCGTATCTGATGTTGAAAGTTTCAAGTATACACGCAGAGCATACGACATTGGCAGTTTCGAGATGACAATACCTACACACGCTGATGAAGCCGGATGTATACAGCCGGACCGTATGCTGATAGTCGGGGAAAAGCTCGGTCAGACATATATAGCAAGCGATCCGACAAAGCGTATAGTAAGAGGAACGTTTCTTTATGTTACGGATATTGAAAAGAAGGATGATAAGATAACCGTCACCGGATATGATCTGAAGTATCTGTTTGCACTTCGTGTCACGCTTTTTCCGAAAGAAGAACAGGACAAGGGAACATACGGCTATTACGTCACAAGTGGCACGACATTTTCGTGTATCTCGGACATCGTCAACTACAATATCGTTAATGCTACAGATAGCGACAGACAGATATACGGTATGTTCGGCATAACGATGCCTGTAAATCAGATCAACGCAGACCCGCCGCTTACAGGCATACAGGATGACCGTTACATGACACGTCTTGAGCCTGTCAGCACGGCAATTTTTAATCTGCTAAAAAACTGCAAGACGCATTTTTACGATATGCGGCTAATCATAGATGATAATGCGGAGGACGGCGATAACTATAATCCACATATGGAATCGAGCGAGGACAAGCCGACTATCATAATAGACGAGAGCAGATACAACATCAAGAGCTACACACGCAAGGACGGAACATCAGCATACAAGAATGCTATATATGCCGTAGTCGGTAGTGGCGATGATGTCACGATAAAATGCGTGAAGCGCCCCGATGATACCGCAAGCGGAGTAAAGCGTAAAGAAGTTGTGCTTGATGTCGATACCGACAGCGTATCCGAGATAGACAGATACGCACTTAAAGCGGCGGAAGAATATGTGGTATCTGACGACTTTGAGATAGAACCACTGTTTATGGATGACGAAGCCGAACCTGAGTTAGCACAGAAGGTATCTATCCGCATTGACAGTGTAGAGTACGAAACGGTCATAACCGAGATTACAGACGAGTACGCAAACGGCAAGCATACGCAAAGCTATGCCTGCGGTGACAAAAAGCTGAAGGTGCTTAATGTGCTGAACAAGGCAACGGCAGGAAATACGCAGAAAATCATAAACAACAAAATCACTACCGGCAATGCCAGCAGTGTCGGCAAGTTCACCGCTACCGGCATCGGCTGTGAGATATTCAACGACTATGAAAATAATATCGCAAGCAGCACATACGCTCACGCCGAAGGAAGCGGCACGAAGGCAACAGCGCCAAGCACGCATGCAGAAGGAAGCGGTACAGCTGCAAGCAACACATACGCACACGCTGAAGGGAACAGCACCACAGCAAGCGGAATAAGCTCGCACGCTGAGGGAGAAAACACCACAGCAAGCGGTTATTGCAGCCACGCAGAAGGGTATAATACCGTTGCAGACGGCGGATACAGCCATGCGGAAGGATACAATGCTCTTGCAAGCGGTTGGTACAGCCACGCAGGAGGAATAAACAGCAAAGCGAAAGCAGAAGCGTCCTTTGCTCACGGTATGTATGCGGTATCCGATTATCGAGGCGGTGCGGCTTTCGGTGTCAGCAACAAGACCAAAGACGCACTTTTTGTTGTCGGAAACGGCTCACCGGGAGGAAGTTACGAAAGCGATGCACTCGTGCTTGATAACGCAGGAAATCTGTGGGTGGCAGGCAGTATAAAGTGCGGCGGTGACAGCGGAGGTTATACCTTGTCGCCTGCGACAGCCGACACGCTCGGCGGCGTGATGATAGGGGAGAATATTAATGTATCGGACAGCGGTACAATATCGGTTGACCTGTCGGCGTATCTGAAATCAGACGAAATATCGGACTGGGCGAAGGCAGAAAATAAGCCTGCTTATACGGCA